TGACCAACGTAATCTTGTGCCAAGAGTGTCCATGTACCGAAACCGCAAACACCGAAAGTAGGAACTTCAGCGCCATTCTTAACAGTACCAGAAATGTACTGNAGAATGTTTTGACGTGTTGGGTTAACTGAACCAGCANTGTAAACCTTAGACTTCCACCATGTGTAAGTAGAACGGTTAATGTTGCCGTATGTTGTTAAGTTTGTACCATCATCAATTGCGCCTGGCAAACCAATGAATTGCTGTGTATTTGTGTAGTTGGTGTACAAGGNAGTTGCCATTGCATCCATCATCACGTTAGTTGCATCGTTCATACGAGCTTCGATCAAAGGAATGATCGCATAGTCTTGTTGAACTGCACCTTCCATACCGAGGAACGGTACAGGAGCAATCATCAATTTCAGGTTGAACTCGGCATTGAAAGCGCCTTGTTGGACTGAAGGCTGGTTGAATGAACCAGAATAATCAGACCATTGAGCGTTTACAAACTGAGCGCCTTGAACTGGAACTGTAACTTGGGATACACCACCTGAAGCCTGTTGACTGTTNGCAATCAAAGCAGCCATCAAGGGTGTGCTGTTGTATAACTGTACGACCAGTTTAGGGATAAACGCTCTACGAGTGACGTAGGTCAGCTCATTATATTGCGATGATCCCGTTGCTGGAACTATTCCGCCACCAATAGGCATAATAAATCTCCGTTAAAAAATATCCCCTAAACTGCGTTTAAATACCGATTGGGCGATTGTTTTTACGCAATTCACCCAGTGCTTTTGCTGCCTCATCCCTTGCACCCATTTGTGGGTTTTTCCAATACTTAGAAAGGTCAAACTTGCTGATAGCGCTTGGGTTGTAACCCATTGCAGAATTAGGAGTAGGCGCTGCTGCTTGGTTCATCCAATCAAAATACTCTGCTGCTGTTTCGTGATTAGTCATACCTTTTTCAAGCATCAATGCCTCAATCTTTTCAATGTCCTGTTCGTTACGAGCAAGACCTTTTTTCATTAGATTATCTCTGCGCTTCTGCAATTCTTCTCTTGCATCTCTTTCACGTAGCTTTGCTTCCAAAGACATTACCCGTTCTTCCGCAGCCGTTACCTTACTGTTGGTAAATTCTTCGATTTCAAGTTCAGGAATAGACAATTCAGGCTTAACCTGTTTTGTCATACGCAAAAATTGTTTACGTGTTTGTGGGTTGTCAGCCAATTGACGGGCTAACAAAGCCAATTCATCACGTTGTTCTAAAGACATATCTTCTAAGCTCATAATTTATCCCCTTTCTGAGTTAGATTACTTTTTTGGTATCGCCAGGCTTAGACATAGACATCATGTTCTTGTAGCCAGCTTTAGGTGCAGATGACAAACCGCCAAATTCAGAATAGCGTGGAGTATTGATAACTTGTCCGTTTTTCTGATTGTTGTCAGTTGGTCTGCGTGGCTGTGCAGCGCCACGTGGTTTAAACAGTTCCATAATGATTCCTTACATTTGTGGAGTTAAAGAGGGTGCGCCACCNCCAGGTACACCAGGAGCAGGAGCTGCTGGAGGTACTTGAGCTGACATACCAGGGATTTGNGGAGCTTGTGNCATTGCTTTGCCTTCAGCCGTTGCTCCACCAGCTTGAGGTAATGTCTGCAACATCTGCATAATTTCAGCAGGTTGCAATTCATTTGTTTTCGCTTTNTTAGCGCCAATCANACCAGTCAATGTACGGATTGCTCCAAGTACCTTTTGACCTTCAGGTGATTCGCTTCCAAAAGCAGGAAGGACCTGCTCAAGCAAGTCCATAGCCATTGAAATATTAATTAACCCAGCTTCACGATTCCCCATCTTAGGTTCTGGTGTTGACATTGGTGAACCCATTGGAGGAGCAGAAGTGTCAGACATCCCCGTTACGCCTGTAGGCGCTGGTGGCATCCCAGAAGGAGTAGCTCCATCTTTTTGAGATTTAATCATTTGCATCAGTTGTTCTGAAGGTACGCCCATAAATTCTTCCTGTTAATTTACTCGTATCGTAATCTTAATTCATTCAATGTCAAGTGGGGGGATATATTTTGCTTCCCTCCCCCCAGGGAGGGTGTTTCGGTCACCCGAAGCAATCCTAAAAAGGATTACTTACGTGCTTTACGACCTTTACGTGCTTTACGCATTTTCATCTCCAATACAGAAGGCAGCGACCTATTTATAGGGTAAGGAAGCCACAACCCTTTCTCCCTCACGAGAAGAAACCTTATCTTACTGCTCTACCAATATCTCTTACTTTGTTTGCTCGATTCATGCTTGCTATACCTTGAGTACGATACTGCAAACTTGGACCTTTTTCACCACGCTTTAAAGATTCAGTGGTTACTCTAGGCTGATCTGCTTTTGGTTGTACTTTAGCTACCATTATTCCACCTCTGGTCCTTTTCCTTTGAGCGCTGGAGCAGGATTATCTTTACCTTCCTTTTCCTTGCGCTTTAATTTGTCTATTAACAATTGTTTCATCGGAGGTTCTAACAAGTCAAGCAATGATTCTTTATCAATAGCTTGCGCTTTAAACAAGTTGAACGCAAGGGTTTTTAGATCTTCAGTAAAGATTGGGCTGTTAGAGTGAGCATCTACCTTAACCACAAAGTCTTTTGTGAATTGTTCTGCAATGAACGGTACATCCTCAGTATCTCTAAAGTGGGTGTCATCATAGGTCTGCATGAGCTTGAGGTACAGAGTTGCTACCTTTTCTAAGCTATCTTCAACGATCAAAGCCCGTTTTTTAGCTCTTGAACTGCCTAAACGTGCCAATTCACTAGCATGACCCTTACTTCTTACGCCAGATTCACCTCTACCACTCAGTACGTTAGAGATTCCCGATACTTCAGAGAACATCGCATCTACTTCATGGATTACTTCAAATAAATCAGGTGGCATATTAGGAGCAAGGCGCTCTGCCTTGGCGTTAGGCATATCAGTAGCCAAAAGACCGCCAGCACGATTTAATGCAAAGTTTTTCTCATCCAAAATGCCCGTAAAGCCAGTTAATGCTGTTGGAGGGCTTACTTGCTTGGATAGAAGATCCAAAATCTCTGTCATTCGGGTATTGCGTAGCTCTTGCAATAAGATTAATTGCTGAACTTCGGATGCTCCCCAGTAATAGTCGTACAGGGGGTTAGGACAAATTTGAACAAAAGGACACTCGCCTTTTAGGAACAAGGATGCACCTGGTCGATCATAAATGATAATGTCAGGCGAAGCCATTGTGACTACCTGATAGTCCTCAGTATCGTCATTCCATACCCATAATTCAGTCATCTCAACGGTATCTTCAGCTACACGTGCCTTGTAACGGTTCATACCGTACAAGTCCATATTGACGTTACCGTAGATCGTTGGGTTAGTCTGGCTCATCACAATACGGTTTACCGCATCAGGAATATCTGATTCAGATACTTTTGTACCTGTAGCTAGCCTAGAAACAATACTTTCACGCTTAGGATGACTGTACAAACGGGCATATAGCTCCGATTTAGTCATGTAATACGTGTGAGTAATGGCTTCTTGTCTGTTTGTGTATGGGGTATCTTCCCGTAAAACACCAATAGCAGAAGGCTCAATCATGTAAGGATGGATGCCTTTGTTGTAAACCAGCTTCACAAACGAAGTGTTGTACACCAAAGCCCATGTCAAAGCAGTAGAAAACACCTGGTCTGCATTGGAATTTAGCCATTCATCGTTCAATGCTTGCGTTAATGAAGGTGCTTTTCTGTGTTCATTGCCTGGTACAGAAGCGCCAAGAGCAATAGAGAACCTGGTTGTTTCAGCAGAATAGAGAAAACTCGTTAGCTGATCTAGGTGTGGGTGGATTTTGTTGAAGTACGCAGGGGGTGATTCAGGCGAAGCTCCAAATAAATAATACGCTCGGAGTGTCGTGTAGTCACCCCTTCTTTCATCCTTAGACACCATGCACTTGGCAATGATGTCTAGGTAAAAATCCTCACGACTTTCTCCGCTAGGTATTCTCATTTTTTAATCTGTAGGTTATCGGGATCTCTCATTGTAGCCCTTGGATCAATCACAGGTCCTGTTTTAATACCAGCTTGGCTCGGTGTCAAGCCCGCTGATTCGCCATTGATTGGTTGAGAGAAACGACCAGCCAAAATGGATTGCATATTCATCCCTTGCATACCGCCACCCCAGAGCGCTGCGTCACCTGGGCGGGCTTCTTTCGGACCTTCTGGGATTGGGGTTGGAGCTTGTCGCTTGAGCTTGTCTTTGTCAACGCCTTTTTTGCGGGTTGCGTACTTTTCAGCTTGCTCGTATTCTTTTTCGGTGAACTTGTTTTTCTTGGTGAGGAAGCCTTCTTGATGCTCGCCTTCTCTTGTTGACTTGATGTTTGACATACCGAACTCGATTGCGAGTTGCTTGAGGTTTTTGTCTGCTGCTTTGGTTTTTGCTCCCATGAGGGCAGGAGCTTGCAAAAATACGACCATAACTTCTTCATGGCAATCCTTCATTGGACATTGTGGTTTACGGGCTTCAAAGTACCCATGCTTATTACACTTGTAATCATTTACTACAGCCATTGTTATCTCCCCTTCAATTGTTCGTCAAGTGTTAAATCTGAATAATCATATCTATTGCTGATACCAACCTTAATCTTAATCTCTCCGTTAACCACTTGCAAGCCTGTTGATCTAGCCATCCTTGGCTTGGGATCTTTGCGGTATTGGACAAACTTAGAGGTATCTCTGTTTTGCATGATGGCTACTTCCCCATCTTTCCATTCGTTGTACGCTTTGCTTACCCGTCTTTGCACGTACTCGGTCAATGGCTCTGTTTCATTCATAAAGACATCTCGTAAGTGAGCTACGGAGATACCCGCTAGGTCTGCAAAGAGAGGGATTGAGATTCCCCGATCCTTGTCTTGCAAGAAGCGTTTAATAATCCGTCTGAGTTCCGATCTTGGCAGAGTGGCTCTCATTGTCCATATACCCCAATCTTTTTTAAATAATCACTGACGTTTCTTCCGACTGTGAGCTGTTCGGGGGTGAAGTCATCCTGAACCCGAGATACGTTGCGGGTAATCTTCTGAGCAATAAGCCT